GTACGAAAATATGAGAATCTAATTAATGAGTAATCGAACAATATCGCAGAACGAAAAAAATTTATTTGCCGGTTCATACGAAATTATATCATTAGACCTTTTTCCTAATCAAAAAGATAGCAAACCAATCGATATAAGGGGTATAACAAATAAAATTGTTGTAAAGGAATCGTTATATAATGCTAGTATAGGGGTAGAAATAAGAATAACCGATGGTATTAATCTACTCGATAATATAAAAATCATGGGGAATGAAAAAATTTTTTTAGGGATCATTCAAAACAGTGGAGCAGAAGAGGTCGAAAAAAAATTTATCATCGAACTACACGTATCTAGCATAACAGGATTTGCACGCCCAAAACCGGGTCTGGATGCATACTCTCTTATCTGTGTGTCGAAACATGTATATCATAACCAATTCACAATTTTAGACGAACATTTCACTGGTACTATAACGAATAATATAAAGAATATATGTAGTTCTCACTTAGGAATTAAGACAGATCATGAGAATGTATCCTTTACGACGACAGGATTAGGGGATATTAATGGTGTATATCCCTCATTAAAACCAATCGAAGCGATAGCATTTCAGCTCAAAGCAGCATCTGAATACAGTTATTTCTATGAGACAATACAAGGATTGCGACTCAAAACACATCAAGAACTTGTGAAAGATAGTCCTATTCGTCCCTATACTACATCGCCATATTATAGACAGGACCCTATGACCCCAGAAAATACAGAGGAGCAAGCGGAGAAAGTTCTAAGTTTTTCTTCACAGTTAGATGTTAGCAAACTAAGAGCGTCCTCTAAGGGCGTCTATTCCTCTCGTTTATTATATACAGATATATCCATTAAAGACTGCGACTATAAGGAATACAGAGGCTTTGAGAAGGATCTACTGAACAAACATGGGAGCTTGTCTGATAACATTGCAGACTTCTCCTTTGAAGATGAACCAGAGTCACGCGAATATATGTCATCTATTAATAGTAAAGCGTTTGATAAACAACAGAATTACCATCAGAACTATCAGAATATACCAAAGCGCGAATCGTATAAGAATGATCTCGAAGCTACCACTGTAGGGATAACTGTATATGGTAACCTAGATCAAGTGGTAGGCGATAGGATTGGTTTACTCGTACCACCAACAGGACTCAATGAACCTGAGAAGGACCTAGACGATTACTTCACTGGTCGCTATCTCATAACAGATATATTGCATGTATTTGATCAAGACTATACTCAACAATTAACAATACGAAAAGATTCGTTTGACAGAGATCCAGATGTCAAGCGTGTAATTATAAAAGGAGGCGATAGTGAAGGGACAACCGTTTAGTTGGTTTATCGGAGAAGTAATAGTAGTAGATGATCCAGAAGGACTCAATAGGGTTAAAGTGATACCCTATGGTTATTATAATAAAAACGTATCGGCCGAGTTTCTGCCCTGGTCTACAGTGCTCATGCCTAACACTCTAGCGTCCCACAGAGGTACAGGAGGGAACCACCAGCTAATGGTAGGGTCTTGGGTCGTTGGCTTCTTCAGGGACGCCCCAGCTTGTCAGGATGCTATTATATTAGGATCGCTTGCCAGCTCCTATAACGGTGGAAAGGATAAGGACCTTCCTTCGGGCGCCGATGTTAATAATAAGGTATACACTACAGAGGGAGGCCAGAAGCTTTCGATTAATAACGAAGATGGTAAAGAGTCTATTAATGTAGAACATCCCTCAGGGTCTTCTATCACGATGCATCCCGACGGTGCGATTGAGATCAAATCTGCGCCAAAGACTGCGATATCTCTGAATGGTACTCTCAGATCGGTTAATCGGAGTAGCTAAGGTAGGTTTTAAAATATGCGTTTAAATATTAGTCCAAGCTTTTGATATATAATGGCCAATTTAAATATCCCGTGTTCAACAGTCATTCTTCCAACTAAGGCAGAACTATCTAACTTGTTTATACAGATGGCTAACTCTGAAATACAAGAAGTGCGAGATGCGCTAGATAAAATAGATGAGATCCTTGGTAAATTTCCATTGTCGGTTCCTGACCCTGTATATGAAGAACTAGATATACCAGAAATAGAATGGGAAAAGAAAGTAGATGCGATGATAAAAGAATATCATCTCTATGTTGGTACGAAGATACTAGAGATTATTAATAAGGTTATCTCTATTGATTTTGAGATAGAAGTAATCGGTGGTATTAAGATAGACGTTTTAAAATTATTTACGGATCCTTCATATCTACAATCCATAAAAAAAATTACCTGCGAAAATTTAGATACTCTATACGCTTTGGTACCTGATGAATATAAAACCTTTGATGGACGATATGGATTAGATAGTAAAGAATTACAGTGTGATGTTGTTTTTAGTTATATAATGAGTCAAGTAAATAAAGGTATACTTGGATTAATGACAGATGCAATCAATAAGGTAATGGAAAAATTCGAAGATATATTAAAAGAACTCATCGATCCTATACCAACTCTATCAGAAATAACAGACCCTCGCGAACTCGTGAGAGCAATAATCGAAGATGAAAAGACAGAAATCAAAGAGAAGTTAGAGAAACTTGAACAAATTAAAATAGGCGAGTTCTCTTTATTAGATGCTATCGGTGGTAAATTTGAAGAGGAAATCGATATTGCAGAACGCAAGATGAATCGTATATTAGATAAATTACAAGACTTTCTCAACGAGTATCCTACATATCTCTTTAAAAAGTTTTTGGAAAAACTCGCGAAGTTCTTGGATGCGATTGGCCTTGGCGAAATAATCGACTTCCTGACATTCGATTTCTGCGACTTTCTGGAACTCATCGGTATGCCGAAGACCATCGATATATCCGCAGAGTTTACAGTAGCCGCGCTGTCTGGTTCAGCCGTTACGCCTCTGCCTACTATTAGTTCTGTTTCGTTTTCACGCGATGGTACGCTGCGATATATTGCGACACAGGGGCAGACAGAGTTTAGTGGACTCGATGTCAATGGCAATAGCGGTTTAAATAATATACCAAGCTTTGTATTTGTAAATGGTACAAAAAAAATCCCTGGAGCAACTGAGGGTTCTGAAGTGCTTTATAGTAATAATACCATTACGATATCCGCTGGAACAAATGAGGGAGATACTATCCTCATAATAGATTAAACTTATGTATAAACATTATAAATAACTATATGGCAAACTTATCAGATAAACAAGTAAATGATAATTATCGTAAATCATCTGTCGATTCGCGAAAGAAACAATGGACAGATTTAGATTTGTCGCTTACTATCCATCCTATTCGTAAAGATATTATTCCAGTGCGAGACGATGTGGCAGTAAGGAATGCAATTAAAAATTTATTAGTCTCTAACTTTTATGAGCGACCGTTCGCTGTAACGAAAGGTGCTAACCTTCGTTCGTTATTGTTTGAACCCGCTGACCACATAACAAAAAGTGTTATGAGAGACAATATACGAAGAGTTATTCAGGTATACGAGAAACGAGCTCAGGTACTCAAGGTATCTGTATTAGATATGCCACAGAAAAACTCTTACAAAGTAATGGTAAAATTTCGTATAAAAGAGAATGATACAGAACAAACTGTTGATATCGTACTCAGAAGATTAAGGTAGAATTATGGCAACCAATTTAAAAGTAACAGAACTAGACTTTGATGATATTAAAAATAACTTAAAGAACTTTCTTAAACGTCAAAACGAATTTAATAGTTATGACTTCGAAGGTTCTGGTTTAAATATATTGTTAGATGTCTTAGCATATAATACTCACTATAATGCGCTGAACGCTCATTACAGTTTAAACGAATCCTTTTTGGATTCTGCGCAAATAAGAGGTAATGTAGTAACCCGTGCAAAACTATTAGGGTATATACCTCGCTCAGATTTATCTCCTCGTGCTGTTGTAAATATAACAGTGGACCTAACAAGTAATGTCCATGATAATGTAAACTTTAATAATCCATTATCATTAGAGAGAGGTACCAAGTTAAGAACAGTATTACCTGACGGTGAAGAATACAAATATCTTGTACTCAATAAGGCTTCTGTAAATAGTGTCGGCCGTAAATATATATTCGATAATGTTACTTTAGTAGAAGGTGAACTCAGAGAACTCAAGTATAGAGTAGATAACGATGTTGAGAACCAGAAGTTTCAATTATCTGATGTGAATGCAGATACATCTACTTTAAGAGTAAGAGTGCAAAGTAATGAGAACTCAAGTAACTTTGATATCTATACTCAATTCGAATCTCTAGACAATGTGGACGAAAACTCTAAAGTATATTACTTACAAGAGAATCCATCAGGGTTCTATGAGATATACTTTGGTGATGGTGTCACAGGACGTAAACCAACTAATAACGAAATCGTAACGATTGATTATATTATAACAAATGCAGATGAAAGTAATGGTGCATCAACATTTTCAATGATTGACTCTGTCGCTGGGTTCACTGCAGATATTCCAGTTACAGTAACAGCTTCATCTGGTGGAGTTGAAAAAGAAACAACAGAGAGTATTCGATTCAATGCTCCACTGACATTCATTACACAAAACAGAGCAGTGACTGCAGAAGACTATGCATCTATTATTAAAAAGAACTTTGCTAATGTGGATAGTATATCTACATGGGGTGGTGAAGATAATGATCCACCTGATTATGGTAAAGTATATGTAGCAGTTAAACCATTACTTGCCACTACTTTAACAGAGTCAGAGAAAGCAACAATTAAATCTAGTATATTAAAAGGTAAGAACATTGTTTCAATTACTCCAGAGATTGTCGATCCTGAGTTTACAAATTTAGAATTAGATGTGTTCTTTAAATATAATCCAAACCTTACAGATAGAACTGATGTTGATTTACAATCTGTGGTAAGAGATACTATTACGGATTATAATTTTGATAACTTAAATAAGTTTGATGGAGTATTTAGATACTCACAATTAACAAAAGCAATTGATAATGCTGACCCATCAATAATCAACTCAACATTACGTCCAAGAATGTTTCAAACATTTACTGCTACAGCAGGTGTAAATAACTCCAAGACATTAAATTTTGCTGCGCCGTTTTATTTATCAGGCGAATCAACTAAAATGATTTTAACAACATCTGGAGTTCTTATTGGAGGTGTTAATCATTTCTTTGGAGATGCACCTATTAAAGGTCAAACAAAGCGACAAGTATTCTTATATAAAATAGTAGATGGTAATAATATTACTGTGGTACCAAAGGCTGGTGAAATAGATCCAGAGAAAGGAACCGTAATATTAAATAGTTTTACTCCTGACAGTAATACTGATATCACTGTTACTTTAGTTCCTAACAGTTTGGATATAGCACCTAAACGTAATCAGTTATTATCTATTGTAAATAATAAAGTAATTATAACACCACAGGTTGATACTATAGCAACAGGTGGTTCATCAGGTTCTATTGATTACGCAACAACATCGAGAATTAAATAATGCCATATAAAAAGACATATTCTCCAGGCGCGATAGAAAATTCAAATTCTACGCTTGAAGGTACTAAGGAAGATATTCGTCTTGACCAATTATTACCAGAGAGTATTGTAAATGATAATGACAAGCTAAAGAAATTTTTAGAAGCTTATTATACATTTATGAATATGGACGAATTCATATTCGCAGAGAATGAAACGTTTACAGATAGAGTTACTAATGGTTCTATTAGAGTTAGAGTAGCAGACCCTAAAAACGAAAACAATAAATTCTTTAATGATCCTACAGGTACTGACAGCACACTTACTGTTTTAAATAACGTTACTAATCAAATAGATACTATTCCGCTATCTGAATTAAATGTAGAGATTACTAATGGTAACGAATTACCAGGTTCATTAGCAGGGACATCTAACCAAACAGGTAAAACATTAACTATAAAAAATGTACCAGTCAATGGAAAAAAGTTAGGTGATAGAGTAGATAATACTGATATAAACTCTGCATTTTTATATGAAGGACAAATTGCTACATTAGTAACTCCGGTTACTAACTGGGTAGGGCCAGGGCCATCTTATGTTATGAATACTATTGAAGAGGCAATGGACATTGATAGGAATGGTTTAAATTATTTAGAGTTAATGCAAAAAGAAATAGCTGCTACTGTTCCACGAGCACTAACAGTTAATAAAAGAAATCTTTATAAACAAATTATTGACTTCTATAAACTCAGAGGATCTAGGGACTCCATTGAAATCTTTTTTAGATTATTATTTAATGATACAGCTGAAGTAGAGTTTCCATTTGATAAAACTTTAATACCATCTTCGGGTGCATGGGATGTTAATTCTTCTTTACCTAGAGGTGGACAATATTTAGATAATAAAGGTTTCTTATCTGATAGTATAAAACTACATGATAGTTTTAGATTTCAAAAGTTTAGTTATTTGATTAAGTCAGGTATTAATGTATCTGATTGGGAACACGCTTTTGATAGATTAGTACACCCGTCTGGATTTATATACTTTTCTGAGATTTTAATATTCTTGGAATTAATACAAGGAGCTATTACTAATTTATTTAGTAGGATGCCAGACAAACAACCAGGTATTATTGGTCCGGAAGATGTACCATTAATTATAGAAGCCTTTGCTTCTCAATACCTACCTAATGTAGAAGCTAAGATACATCGTTCTGCTCAGATATCGCTAACGTTAAATAACTCAGGTACTGTGACAGCAGTAGATATATTAAATCCTGGCTTTGGTTATTCTTCAGCACCTGCTATTACATTTAATGGTAATGCTGTATCTGGACAGACAGGAGTCAATCCAAATATTAGTATAGGTATTGATAGTAATGGTAGATTAGATCAAGATGCTATTACAATAACATCGGGTGGTCAACACTGGGCTCAACTATTTGCTTCGGTAGCCGCTAATACAAATGCAGGTAAAGTGGCCTCTCTTAATATGCTAGGAAGAGGTAATAAAACATATTCATCTCCTCCAACTATTGTAATAGATGCACCTACATCTAAAGATAGTAATGGTCAGTTCTTATCTACTAATGTTCAAGCAACGGCTACATTTACTTTAGATTCTGAAGGGGAAATATCTACTGTTAATTTACCAAATCCAGGAAATGGTTATATCCTAGATCCTGGATTGAGAATCAATAGCTCATCAATGAATGAGAATAGAGTTAAGGAAACACCTGAAGAGATTCTATTACAATTAAACCATGTAAATACAAAACCATATTCAGGTAAACAAACTAATCCTACAGGACCAGGTTCTGTAAAAGGTCGAAAGTTATTTGCAGCGCCATCGGGTTCTGCAGAACTATTAAGGATTGGTGTTTTAACTTCAGGTCAGAATTGGACTATATCTGAACCATCATCTGGTACTAAACAACCAGAAGCTCATGAAGTTAAAATAAGAAATAGTAATTTTAGAACCATTATAAATAATGGATATAAACAAAGAAGAGGTCCAAGTAACTTCTTCACAACGTCTAGATTGTTTGATAGTAACCAAACAATTGAGTTTTTAGGGGACAATACTCTTCAAACTATAGACTCAACTAATATAAATAATAATAACACGTCTACTTTTATAGACATTGAATAAGAAGGGAAACAATTATGGCAGCAATAGTAACATCAAATTTTAGAGTTTTAAACGCAGAAAACTTTAAGGCAGATGTAGGTACAGATAAAGTATACGTTGGTATTGGTAAAGCAGATGTATGGTCTGACTCTACTTCAGACATAACAGATACTACAGCACCTAATCCAAATGATCATTTAGATGACGAAGGATTAGCAAGAGCAAACCTACTTGCATTAAAGAAAGTAGCAGCAAGTGATATATCACATGTAGTAACAAGGTATGACTGGACATCAGGTACAACATATGATGCATGGGATTCGGCAGACCCCGATATCTTTGATAAAAAATTCTATGTAATTACATCAGAGTTTAAAGTATATAAATGTATTATATCACCAGGTACTGAATCATTAATTCAACCGGTACAAACATTAACAGCACCTACTGCAGAGTCAGATGGGTATACATGGAAATATATGTATACTGTTTCTACTGCAGATGCTGAAAAGTTTCTTACTACATCTTATATGCCAGTTAAAACTGTAGACCCAAGAGCTGGTGGCCAATCATCTGATTATTCTAGTGATAGCACTGCGGAGAATGCTTTATCAGAAGCTGACTATGCTCAATATCTAAACCAAAAGGCTTCTGCACAACATGCTAAAGCAGG